GTGTTGGTGTATGCCAGATTGAATGGTTCGAAAATTGTACCGCCATCTCCACCACCAGAACGTGATCCAATTGATCTTCTAAAAATTTGTCTCACTTCGATCACTTCGTTTGGCAAAATATAATCATTTTGATCCTGTACCAATGGCAGGAACATATAACTTTCTTCTACAGAATTGTCAGATCTCTGTCTAAATCTATCCAAAGCATCTTGAAGTGCTGTTTCGTAGTGTGCCGGATCCAGTTCTACGTCTACCATACCACCGCCTAGGCTGGTGTAAACATAGTCGAAAATCTCTTGTTTTTGTGTGGTCAAATCGCTCATACAGTTTTCCTTATACATATTTATCGTCCGATAAATATATGTATATGCCTAGATTAAGTCTTTACAAACCAGAAAAAGGGAACGATTACACATTCTTAGACAAAACAGTGGTCGAAATGTTCACTGTGGGCGGTACCGATGTGTTTGTTCACAAATACCTAGGACCACGCAATCCTGATGAAGCAGAAGCCACTGCCGCACAGCCTAGATATGATGCTGTCAAAGAAACCAATATTCAAGACATGCTGTTCTTAGAAAATAGAGATAGAAAATATAGTCCAGACATTTACAGCATAAGAGGCATTTACAACGTGCAGGATATTGACTTCGATATGAGTCAATTTGGACTGTTTTTACAAAATGACACATTATTCATGACCATCCCAATCACAACCAGTGTGAAAACTTTGGGCAGAAAAGTGATGCCGGGTGATGTGTTTGAATTGCCTCATCTAAAAGACGAGTACGCATTGAACGATTTCAATGTGGCGTTGAAAAGATTTTATGTGGTAGAAGATGTAAACAGAGCGGCAGAAGGATTTTCTCAAACTTGGTATCCACATCTGTACAGAGTTAAATTAAAACAGATCTACGACTCACAAGAATTCAAAGAAATATTAAACAAAGATGCTGGAGCAGGTGATGGCAAAACATTGAGAGATGTGCTTTCAACTTATGAACAAGAAATGCAGATCAACAATGCCGTTATTGCTCAGGCAGAAGCAGATTCACCCAAGTCAGGCTACGACATCGCACACTTTTACACACTTCAAGTGGATGATCAAGGTAAACCTGAATTAGTTACAACAGATATATCCACATTAGACACTTCAACTGCGAACACTCTCACAGACAGAGTTAATCAAACACCTACCAAAGAAGGTTATGATGGATACCTTTTAGGTGACGGTGTGCCACCAAATGGTGAGCAGTTTGGATTCGGTATTTCATTCCCTACTCAATCAGACAAAGGTAGTTATTTTTTAAGAACAGATTTTTTACCAAATAGATTGTTTAGATATGATGGCGGAAGATGGGTTAAGATGGAAGACAATGTGCGTATGACACTTACAAATACAGATACAAGAAGCAATCTTAAAGGAACATTTATTAACAACACAAAAACATCAACCATTGCTGGAGAAACTGTGGAAGAACGTCAGAGTTTATCACAAGCACTCAAACCAAAGGCGGATAATTAATGCAGTTTTTTTACGACGGACAAATAAGAAGGTATATTACTCAAGTTATAAGATTGATGAGTAGTTTTTCATACAAAGACGGTGATGGAGCATTGAAAACTATTCCAGTAATGTATGGAGATATTTCAAGACAGGTGAGTCATATCATAAGAGACAATTCAGAAAACAAATTACCGTCTGTACCACGAATGGGCATTTATGTTACAGGCTTAGAAATGGATAGAACAAGATTATCTGATTCAAGTTTTGTAAGTAAGATTCATGTGAGAGAAAGAGCATATGATGCCAATAATAACGAATATTTAAATACCCAAGGTAAAAATGTTACTGTGGAGCGTTTAATGCCAACTCCTTACACATTGACATTGAATGCAGACATATGGACATCTAACACAGAACAAAAATTACAGATCATGGAGCAAATTATGATGTTGTTCAATCCATCATTAGAAATTCAAACCACAGACAACTATGTGGATTGGACCAGTTTAAGTGTGGTAGAACTTACCAACATTAATTTTTCGTCAAGAACTATTCCATTAGGAACAGAAACTGAAGTCGATGTTGCTACACTAGGATTTTCAACACCTATATACATTTCGCCGCCAACCAAAGTGAAAAAATTAGGAGTAATCACACACATTATTACAAGTATATTCAATGAACAAACTGGCAATATTGATCTCAGTCAAACTATGCCTGAGTTAAAAGCATATCAAGATGGTTACGAAAACAGTATTAAGTTAGATGACAACAGCAGGGCTGTTAGAAAAGACACAGATGCTGTGTTGGGCACAACTGGTATTAATTATGACATCTATGTATTAGGCAGTGTGGCACAAATTATACACAAAGGAGCAATTGGCGGTTTGGTTTGGAATGGCAACGTTGACACAATTCCTAATTTTAAAAACGGATTGAGCAAAATATATTTGAATAGAGAAGGCATCGATGCTCAAGTGGTCGGCACTGTGGCAATCAACGAAAGTAATCCTTATCAGTTATTAATTGATTGGGATGAAGACACAATACCAACTGACACAGTAATTGTTGGTCCTGCAACAACAAGCGGTTCTGTAGATTTCATTGTGGACCCTACAAAATTTAATCCTAAAGATGTCAAACAGATTGGCAAAAGATTATTGTTACTAAAAGGCATTGGCTCTACAGACAATGTAGATGGCGCAGGCGCATGGAAAGGCGACAGCAATATTGATTTGGTAGCAGGTGCCAATGACATTGTGGAGTGGAATGGTACAAATTGGCAAGTAATTTTTGATGCCAGCACCACTAAAGAATTAACGCACATTACCAATCTAAACACAGGTGTACAGTATAAGTGGAACGGTACAGAATGGTTATTGTCGTTCGAAGGTGAATATCGAAAAGGCACCTGGAAGATCTCTTAGTCACATAATTATTAGCATGAGCAGTAAAATTGTAGGGTGTGGAGCACTCTTCTACACCTTGGATACCAAACGATTCTTGTTATTACACAGAACTCAAAGCAAACAGAACCATGTGTGGGGATTGGTTGGAGGAACCACCACATCAGATGAAAATTTGTGGGAAGGCTTACAACGAGAGATTAAAGAAGAAATTGGTGAACAAAAAATTAAAAAAACTATTCCCATGGAAACATTCATCAGCAATGATGAAAACTTCCTGTATCACACTTATCTTTGTGTGGTAGAAAAAGAATTCATTCCAACATTAAACACAGAACACGATGGATATGCTTGGGTAACATTCGGCAATTGGCCCAAACCATTACACCAAGGATTAAGAAAAACTTTTCAAAACAAAACCAACCAAATCAAGTTGGACACAGTGTTCAAAATGCTTAAATTGATCAAATGAAAATAATTGGTGATGTGATGCTGGATGTATGGATACAGGGTAGTGATACCAAGGTATCTCCCGAAGCCAGTGCTTTAGTATTGAAGGAACATACACGCAATCACAACGTAGGAGGTGCTGGAAACCTCGCTTTAAACCTATCAAATCTCGGCGCAGACACGCATCTTTATGGATCGGTGGGCAACGATGCCTCTGGTCACAAAATCCAAGAGATTTTACTGCACAATAACATAAAGACGTATCTGTGCCTGGATGCTGAAACAACTACTACCAAAACAAGAATGATTGGTCCTGATGGACAACACTTGTTGAGATTGGACAAAGAACAGTACTACACAGGAGAAGAACCACAAAACAATCTAATACAAAGTCTAAAACAAGATGATGTGGTGATCATCAGTGATTATGCTAAAGGAGTTGTCAAAGAGAATCTTGTGCGTCAAATAGAAAACAAAGTTAAACGTATCTATGTTGATCCAAAGCAGAAACCTAACACATATCATGGTGTTTATCTTGTGAAACCCAACATGAAAGAATACAAATCTTGGTTTGGTGAATTTAATCCTACAGATGCAGAAATAAAAAGGGTACACAATCATTGGGAATGGTTAATTGTGACTGATGGAGCCAACGGAATACACGTGATTGGTGATTGTGTGTACAAACATATCACTGGTGATGCTGTTGAATTGGCAGATGTTAGTGGTGCTGGAGACACAGTGTTGGCAATAATTGTACACTATCACGAAATGGGTTACTCCATGATAGATGCTTGTGAATTGGCACTGAAAGGAGCCAGCAGAGTGATTCAACACAGAGGAGTCACCGTGGTTAAAAGAAATGATGTTGAGGACACTGTGGTTTGGACAAATGGAGTATTTGATATCCTGCATCAAGGACATTTAGAACTGTTAAAATTTGCCAAAGCACAAGGAGATAGATTGATTGTGGGAATCAATTCTGATGAAAGTGTGAAAAGATTAAAGGGTAGCAACAGACCATTCAACAATGCTCTGATTAGAGAGCAACAATTGAGACAATTGCCTTGGGTTGACAGAGTGGTTGTGTTCGATGAAGACACTCCATTAGAATCTATTAAAAAATACACACCTGATATCATAGTGAAAGGTGGCGATTACACTGTGGATACAACAGTGGGAAATGAATTGGCAAAAGTTAAAATATTTCCCACAGTAGAAGGTTTTTCAACCACAAATATTATAGAGAAAGTGCAAAATGAAAATTGAAATAAAAAATAAAAAAATGATTTGTACAGATGTTCTTCAACAACAACACTACGAGTACATTTTTAAAACACTTACTAATGACACTTTTCCTTGGAATTATCATGATCATGTGGTGGACACCACAGAGTTTGGTACAGAAGAAAAACATCAACTTCAGTTCATACATAAATTCCACGAAGTTAGCACCATTCTGACCGAACCAAAATATTGGCAGATGTTGTTTCCCATATTTGAAGTACTGCGTCCGCACACTTTTATAAGAGTAAAAGCAAATAATATTCCTGGAAAAGAAAAGATTATAACTCATGGCATGCACACTGATACTGGTATACCTTTAAGTTACACAGCAATTTATTATGTTAACAGCAACAATGGATTTACTGAATTTGATAATGGAGATAGAGTAGACAGTGTAGCCAATTCAATGATAGTGTTTCCTAGTTACATGAGACACACTGGATCTACCTGCACAGATGCTAGGAGTAGAATCAACATTAATATTAATTTTTTAGCTCACCACGGAAATGAATTTATAAAACCCATTGTGCCTCAAGAAGCAAATGATGTAGTAAAATTATGGAAGGATACTGTATGAAAATTTGTGTAACAGGAGCCGCAGGCTTTATAGGACAAAATTTAGTCAGTCATCTTATGGATATGCAACACGAAGTTGAATGCTTCGAGTATGCACCTAATAGATTTCCTGATCCCAGCCAGTATGATTGGGTCGTACATCTAGGAGCCATCAGTTCAACCACAGAAAGAGATGTGGAATTAATCATGGATCAAAACTATGAATACAGTTTAAAACTGTTGCAGATGTGCGACACCATGGGCACAAACTTTCAATATGCCAGTTCAGCCAGTGTATATGGTAACACCAACAGTTTTGTTGAATCTGGACCGGTGTATCCTCAATCACCTTATGCTTGGAGCAAATATCTTTTTGATAGATTCATACAACAAGCCATGGGAGAGTTCAAAGTGTTAGTACAGGGTTTTAGGTATTTTAATGTGTATGGTGCTCATGAAGAACACAAAGGCGACCAAGCATCTCCTGTCACAAAATTTACACAACAAGCCAAAGAAACAGGAATAATTAAAATTTTTGAAAACAGTGATCAATATCTAAGAGATTTTGTATGCGTGGATGATGTGTGTAATGTACACTGTCAAATGTTACAGCAGGATGTGAGCGGCATATTCAATGTGGGCACAGGCACAGCAACATCGTTTCAATCTGTAGCAGAATCCGTAGCCAAAAAATATGATGCCAAAATAGAAACAATACCAATGCCCACAGCACTCAAAGGACAGTATCAGTCTTACACCTGTGCGGATTTGACACAATTAAATAAAAATGTTACAATACAATTTAAAACAGTTGAGCAATATCTAAATGATCAATAAAGAAGGTAAAGTAGATAAGGGTTGGGGATATGAACTGATATGGGCATCCAACGACAAATACTGTGGCAAAATCATGGTATTCACAAAACGTGGTGCAAAATTTTCCATGCACTTTCACAAGACCAAAGATGAATCGTGGTTTGTGAACGAAGGTCAATTTTTATTGAGTTACATTGATACAAAGACAGCCACACTGTACACCAAAGAATTGAAAGAAGGTGAAACTTGGAGAAATTTGCCTTTGATGCCACATCAAGTTCAACTGTTAAGTGAAAAAGGCAGTATCACTG